CTTTCCTTTGACGCGCACCCGGCCACCATTATCGAGACGCTTACGCAGAGCATCATTTTCAGCATTCGCATCAGCAAGCTCCTTTGTGTATTTCGCATCAAGTGCCGCAACGTGTCGCTGGCGCACCTGCATGTCGGTGATGGTGGCATTCGCCAGACTGAGCGCCTGCGCTTTCTCGTCACGCTGCTTTTTGTACTCAATGGCGTTGTCACGGTACCGGTTTACCAGAAAGGCCAGCGCCCCAGTAAGAACCAGCACCACCAGCGGAAACCAGTACTTCCTCAGCAGCACCTGGATCATAACAATGCCGCCCGTGCACGGTTGTAACGCTGACGGCGGTCTTCAATGCCGTTCTGACCGCCATTAATAATCTGCGTGACGCGGGCAAGGTCGCCGGAGTAAAGCAAACAACCGCTGGTGGCAAAGAACCATGCCGCTGAACGCGCCGCATTACGGTCCTGCTCCAGCAGCTCAGGGCTGGTGACCAGATCGAGTTTCAGCGCGGCGCCGCAGCGTCGGTAATTATCCTGACCGGTGATCTGAATCAGGCCGCGCCCACGATATTTCCAGCCATCGCCAGGCGCTTTATTGCCCAGGCGTTTGCTGTAAACCAGATTTGCGATGGCGCGCTGGCGCTCCAGTGGCAGTGCCTTTTCATACGAGCGGCGGCCCAGCGCGTCAGCCTGGTCCTGAGTAAGCCGCCCGGCGTGGATGAAACCCGCGAGACCTGCCACGCTGTAATTCATGCTCTCCACCAGCCGGATGAAGCCAACAGATTCATGCCCGGTCTGCGCGATAAACATCGCCTGGTCAGTCGGTGCAGTGATACCGAATTCTTTCATGGCCGCATCAATGTGCGGAAACCAGCGCGCAGCTAATCCGGCGCTTATACCAGCCGCCTGCTGAAATTGTGATTGTTTCATTCCGGCCTCAGTACATGGAAGAGCCGCGCCACATTACCCCGTGCCCTGAACACGGCGGCGCAGATAACCAGGTTGATTGTCACGGTTGCCCAGTGGGTATGCAGGTAGGAGTCAAACAGGTACCGGAAAGGTACCGATGCATACGCGATAATAATCAGGTAGGCCAGCCATGACGCCCACGGGTTATGCCGCCCGCCTGGCTTACGGAACATCATTAGGCGCAGAACAATGGCGGCGCAGGCCACCACATTCGTCACCACCAGCGGATCGTTAATTACCATTGGTTCCCCCTCTCCAGCGTGCGAGCAGCTTTAGCGGGTCCTGTTCACTGAAAAACGTCAGCGTCTTGATTGCCACGGCAGACAGGATCACAGCGCCGAGCGCATCCAGTGGCTTATCTGCGTAGCCCGTCATTTTTGCCAGCCACGAACCCACCAGCCCGGATCCATACACGCCAGCGAAATACGACACAACGAAATACGCGGAACGGCGAAAAATCGTCAGGTCGGCAGCGGTGGCCACATAGAAAACAGCTCCGGCAAACGCGCCGAACACCACGCCGTAATCAGTGCCGGTGAGTAGTCCATAAATGCTGGCGCCGGTCAGCGCGCTGCCGGCGGCCGCGGTACCGGAAAAAGGTTCGGACATTACGCCCCCTCGTTAGTGGTGAGTCCTCTCAGGAATGAGGGGAAATAAAAAAGGCCCACCGAGGTGGGCCTTATTGCGGATGCCATTCCGCTGCGTTGGCGTTTGTATAAGGTATGAGTCGAATAAGCGAGTAAATCGGCTCACAAAATGATTCGAATATTTTGCGGAAGTTGAGACATAAAAAAACCCGCACAATGGCGGGTTTTCAAAAAGCACCAGCTAGGTTCATGCTGCTTTACGGCGACGCGGCTTACCTTGTTGCTCTTTACAGGCAACGGTAGCGTGAGCAAACGCATTCGGCGCAGCCTTCATCAGTACTTCAACAGCAGCACCCATACCTGCGAATGCTTTCATAGTGTCGAATTTAACTTCTGGCTTGGTTGCTTTTTGACCTTTCATATATACCTCGGAGACCGATGGTGGTGTCTCTAACTCTCAAATTAATAGTAGTGGCAACCACTACTTATTACCAATTGGGTATACCAATCAGTACTATCACTCAACAATATGCCGTTCTATTGAATGATTAAACATTACCTTTAAGGTAAGCAATCCTACAACCAGTAACGGGATCCCGTCTAGCTTAATTGTGCGAATTTGATAAAGGTTCCTTCAATATCGGAAAGATTCGCTTCCATGACATAGCCGCACGGGAGATCCCGAAAGCCAAACCCTGAATAGAACTCATGCAACTCAGGCACAGGTTCAATAATCTGAATAGATTGACATTCTACTGCCATGCAGAAAAGGTAGGCGCTCATAAGGGTAATCAGCACCATTCGCCCTTTAAGCGGATGCTCTTCTTCTTCACGAGCAAAGTTTTCAATCATGTGGATTCTGAAAACACGGTCCGTAACGCCAAAGATGCAAAGTGCAGCTCCAGAGGGTATGCCCTGCACTACTCCCTGTTTAATGAGCTTTATACAAAATTCGTAACGTTCATCAGAGTTACCGTAAGTGGCAAGGGCGTAGTCCCATTCAAGCTCACCAAATCCCCCACAGAGCACTTTATAATCATCATCACTGATTGGTCCAACGGCCAGAGGTAGACCATAGTTATCAATAACTAGTTGAATGTTATTGCGGACTGATTGACCAATTTCATCCAGGGTTAGCATTGTGGCCTCTGCTTATAACGCAACGAGAGGGACCATTGTATCTCAAAACAAACGGCATGCGACGCTTGAGCGCTGTAAAAGATATGTAAGAACAGCACTCACAAAAAAACCCGCGCGGCGGCGGGTTTGTTAACGGTGAACATACAAAGCCCATCGTTGGAAAAATCCTAACCAGATTTTCCGAATTTTGCAAGCATTGCGTTTCGATAATTCACAAAAATGCTTCTATCTTGTGACTTTGCGCAAAAGTCTCCCGGCGTAAGACTCTTCCTGCCAGCACTTCGTTACCAGTTTATCAATCACGTCGGCATAACCGCTGTACCACTGATGCTTGGTCAGATCGGGCACTAACTGCTCTACAACCGCGCGGGCAAGGCTGGTGGGAACGCGGCTGAAGCGGTGGCCATTACAGCGACCACATACTTTTTGCACGGGCACGCCCAGCAGTTTGGTGCGCTTTTCATCGAGCACGGTACCTTTACCTTTACAGCCACGGCAGGCGGTACTGACATCCCCTTTCCCGTTGCAATAGTCGCATCTAACCTTCTCGATACTTTTAACCTCTGTCCAGCGCTCCCAGTCAGATGGACGAACGGCGCGGGATTTGCTGGCCCAGTAAGGCGCTTTCCCCCAGGGGTAGGCAACTTTTCGCGTCACACTCTCAATGGAGACCTGTCCCGCTCCTTCGCATTGAGGACAAGTCGATTTACTTGCCGCCGTACGTGAATAGTCTGCGTAGGCAAACCTGACCAGGCAACTGACGATCTCACGGCGCGCTTCGTCGCTCAGCTTATTCAACACCGGATTTTTTAACGCTAACGCGTAATTCATCAGCCCTTCGATAGCTGGTTGCGGATCCTGAATGCCCATCTTCGCCAGGAAGAGGTTAAACCCTAACGGGGCTTCGGCCTGCACCATGCCCTGGGCAGCCATAACATCGGCAATGGATAGTGCATCACCACCAGTAGCTGGAGCTTCATCATTCAGCTTTGGGGATTTAGGCGAATAGTACTTCGGTAATGATTCCAGCTTCATCCGGCAATCCTCATTGCTGTTTTAATGTAATTTCTCAATATGCGGTAATCCGTCACAACCGATCCGCGAAAGCGGTAAATTCTCAGGCGTTGCCAGCGGAGGCGGATAACGTCCATTTTGTAGTTTTCTCTGCTCACCACTTTCCCCCTCTCGTTTCGAACCAGTCCAGGACGTACCCGATGGCCAGCAGGGCGGCCCAGCCAATCTGGTAATAATTTTCGGTAGTCATGCGGCCTCCTGCTGTTTTAGTACTTTGAGTTTTGCGCGGTACTCATCGCGGATCCGGATGTAGTCGCCGCGCTTCCATTTCGGTAATTCGTGCGGGCCCATCAGGGCATCAAAGCGGGCCTGGCCGATTTTGGCGATTAGCGCCGGACGGTAGGCAGTCAGGTTGCCGGAGAGGTGGTTATTACAGACCGAACACTGCTTATGGCAGTTGTTTTCGTCAAAGCGCAGCTCCGGATTCGCGCCGGTCGTGCGGAAATGCCCGGCATGATATTGCCCGTCGTGATGCCGCCCGCAGCTGATACAAGGGAGATGTCGATCGCGGTACCGGATGAATTCGTTAAAAGCCTGCTGGGCCTGTTTTATGAAATAGCTGAGCGGCTTAACTGCCTGTCGCCGTTCCGCCTGGCGTGCCCGCTGCTCTTTCTCCTCTTCGCGCTGGCGCTTCTTCTCAGCACGCATAGCCTCAGCCTGGTTCTTTGCGGTCTGCGCTTTGCCTACAGCGCTGGCGCATTCGTAACAGCAGACAACCTGACCATCACGTACCGGGTTAAACCACTCCCTGCAGTGGATGCATTTTCGACGAGGTTTTTTAGCCATACTCACCCCGCAAAACTCATTAGCTGCGCGGCGGCGTTCTCGGCCTCACGCTGATCGCGAAATACGCGGGACAATATCCAGCGCCAGAGCACATCCAGTGCGGCACGATAGAGTTGCTGGAACTCGGTTTCGTCCATGCTGGCAAAAGAAATGCTTCGGGGGTGTTTGCGGAGGGTGCCGTCAGGCAACTGAATGGTGTCGAAATGTCCGGCCTCAATGGTTACCCAGGCACGATACGCATCGAAGGATTTGCACAGGCTGATGCCGTTGGTAATGCGGCGGCTGGCCACCTGTTTCAGATACTGCTCAGCGGCATCCATCAGCGCGCTTTCGTTCCCGCCAAACGCGGCAAGGTATCTGGCGTAACCGTTAACAAGCCTGCGTTCGTTGGAAGATATCGCGCCGCCGGTCGGTTCCCAGTACTCGAAACCAAGATTAAGTAGCGCGAAAAACTTACGGTGAAATGCCGGGTTACGTAGCTGGCGAAACTCGGCTTCGAGTACCGCACCGAGCTTACATTTTGAATGCAGAAAATCGCTGGTCTCGGGCGTAGCCGGGATCAGGATTCCTGATGATTGCTTGATTAATTGCAAGTGCGCCATGGTGTTCACTCCGTGGCGCTTTGCTGCTCCGATTCCGCTGTTCAGGCGGTAAGTAGATTATGGCAGTCTCGGCTTGCGAAGGTCAATAAGACCTGCCTCGACAGCCATTTCCAAAAATTCACTCATAGTAAGCAGGTGTTGTTTGTCGCGTACCCTTTCCAGACTGGTGATCCGGCCCTCTTCACAATTGACAACAAACCGCCCTCCCTGTCTGATTATGTCTACCGCTTCGGCGATGTCTAAATCCACAAAATCCCCCTGAGCGACATACAGACGCAATTGTCGAAAATTCAGCAGCCGCGCATGGATGATTTGTGGTTTGGCAAAGGACTGCAGGCTGCAATAAAAAACACTCAGTAAAACCACTCGTCAGCGCTTTCCCAGGTTTCCTGCAGAATGTTTGCGATCTCGTCTTTATCGCCACCGATAACATTGAGCCCGTCATTTTGTGCCCGGCGAATGGTCAGATGGCATCCCTCGAAGCGCTTGTTTAATCGTTTTAAGAGTTCGTTTTCCAGCGCCGGGATCGCCCCGTCAGGCAGTTTTTTTGTACGTTCGATAGTGACTTCAACCTTCATGATCATCCCTCTCATAAAAATACTGTATAAATAAACAGTACACCCATACGGGAGAATGATCAACTCGATAAACGCACAAATTGCGACTCATGCTGGAAAAGTTAATCAGCTGTAACTCGTTGAATAAAAAGCCCGCAAATCACACTAATTCTAAGAAAACTTATAATTCTTTAGCATCAGCAGCCCTTTGTGGGTTCGCTTCTATAATTCATTAATTGCATATCAAAAATGGTATGTAACCTCTGTCCCTGTTCATATAAATTTTGATGTGAGGTAATTATGCCCCAACGTCGTGGTGGATCTGGAAACTTTGCGGAAAATCGGGAACGAGCATCGGAAGCGGGTCGTAAAGGAGGCCAGGTAAGCGGTGGTAATTTCAAAAATGACCCTCAACGTGCATCTGAAGCAGGTAAAAAAGGGGGAAGGAACAGCCATCGCAATGATAACAAGCCGGAATAATTTCAGGTTTGTGTACACCCTCCCGATGCTTCTTCCCGGGAGGGTTTTAAAACCCAACGGCACCCGATTCAGTTATGCCGCTTCAACTCTGTAACCGCACAACTCCGGCAAATTAGCCCGCACCAGCGCCTCGGCGAACGGCGGCGGTACCGCGTTGCCGCAGCGCGCCACCTGCTTATCTTTGGCGTACTTCACGCCGCGATAGTCCCGGTCGATGATGTACCATTCAGGGAAGCCTTGGGCACGGTAGAGCTCATGCGGTTGCAGCATGCGCATGCCAATATCGACGATGCGGTAAATCACACCTTCAACCGTCACCAGCCCGTCGCAGTCCTCGCCACAGTACTGGCGCAGGAAAGCCAGCACCTGATCCGCTCGATGCTCGTCGTAAGACTCAACCGCAAGCATGGTTTCGACTTCTCCAACATGCAGGCCACCGGCTGTGATGGTCGGCATCGGCTCATCTGTCCGCTGCCCGTCCCGGCATGTACCGCGCAGCTTAACCAGGTGTGAGGCGACAACAGCATGGTGATCGACGGTGGTGACCGAGTGTGCAGGTTCGTCCAGGCTGACGCCCGGGCCGGAGTAGTTACCGCCGTAGTGCTTCGCGAGAAATGCGCTCACCGTCGCGAATTTATTGCCGCCGGCAGTAACGGTACCCAGCGGATTGTCCAGTTGCAGCACGCGCGGTTCCTGCCCCGGGCGTTCGCCGTAACCCATCTGGATCAGCGTCGGCGTTATCAGCTGCGATTTACCGCCACCACCAGCAGTGACCGTGGCGCTTGGTTCGTCAGCCCGGTGGCCGACGCTGGCCCCGAACTGGCGGGCGATCACAGGGGCAATAACACACGAGTGATTAGTGTTGCAAACAGTATTAAACGGCTGTTCCGGGCTGCGTGGTTTAGCTGAATACTTCGGCCCGCCAGCACCAATGAAAAATGGCGATAGCGCGGCTTCCACCACACCGAGAGCATGCCCGTTACCACCCGGGCGCTTTGACGTACCGGCGGTGACCGTTGGCACCGGCTCGGTGACATCCTGCCCGGTTGCGCCGGTACGGAATTTCGTCAGGTGCGGTACCGCGACGGCATACCCATGCGTTTTAGTGATCGTCTGCAGCGGTTCCGCCAGCGCCTGCCCGCGGAAGCAGTCGTAACTCGTTTTGGGGCTGGTGTGGTTGCACTTCACGATAAACGGCGAGGCGCTATCAATCACGAACCGTTGAATGCCCCGGGCAATACGTTTAAGCGTGTTTTCCGCCAGCGGCTTTTTGCGGTCGAAGATGGACTGTGCCGGTATTGACCAGTCGATACATTCCGCCGCGGTACGCCAGGCTTTCAGCTTACCGTTCTGCACTGCTGGCGATTTAGGATCGCCGTGTGTCGGCTCCGGCCAGGTCACCGGCACGCCGTCGCACCGCATCACCATGAAAAAGCGCTTTCTGATTGTCGGCGCGCCATAGTCACACGCCCGCAGCTCGCGGTGATCAACATCATATCCGAGCCCGTCCACCAGTTGCTGCGCCTGCTCATCGTCGGCGGCAATGCCCAGGAACTCGCAGCACTCTGCCAGCGCCGGATGCCCGGCAGGAACACCACAGGAAAGCATCCCGCAGAACGCCTCAAATGTTTCACCTGCGCGTGTCGGATCCGGGCGCATCTCTGCCGCCAGCAGTGGCCCCCACGTTTTAAACTCTTCGACGTTCTCCAGCATCATCACGCGTGGCCGCACCGCCAGCGCCCAGCGAATAACGATCCACGCCAGACCGCGAATTTCTTTCTCCACCGGCTTTGAGCCCTTGGCCTTCGAGAAGTGGCGGCAATCCGGGCTAAACCATGCCAGCCCAACCGGGCGGCCTGCCGTCGCCGCCATCGGGTTTACATCAAACACCGATTCGCAGTAATGCAAAGTATCCGGGTGGTTCGTGGTGTGCATTGCGACGGCGTTCTCGTCGTGGTTGATGGCAATATCCACATTGCGGCCAGTCGCCAGCTCAATACCGGTAGACGCCCCGCCGCCACCGGCAAAATTATCAACAATGATTTCTCTCACGCGTATTTCTCCATGGCCGCGGCCAGCGAACGGGCAGCAGTGACGATCGCCGGTACCGGCATTTTTTCCAGCCACATACGGTTGATGTGATGTTTCAGGCGGCGCTGGTGGTGCGCCGGAAGATCCACGGCGCTTTCTACCTGCGAATAGACCATGCCGACCTCAGCTGGCCAGATTGTTTCCGGCACATCCACCAGCAGCAGGCTTTCCAGCTCTACGATGCGTTTTGTGGCGTACTGCATTAAATTATCTGACTCCGTCATGCCGCTCCCACCTTAGCTGACTCACCCGGCAGCTTCTGGTTGGCGCTGACCAGCAAATCTTCCAGCCTGCTGAACAATCCACGCAGACGTATAACCTCGGCATCCTGAGCGAGTCGATAGGCGGCTGAATTTATTGCCCGGGTAAGGTGATTAACTGTCGCGTTTTCAGGCAGCCCGAGAACATCAGCCAGTTCGCGTTGCGCCCGGTTCAGGCTTTCAGCCTGTCGCTCTATCTGCTCGCGTTGCCAGCGAGCCTCCTGCTCTGTCTGCTGGAAAACTTCTGCACGGCGCTTTTCCTGATTCTGAATAGCCGATTCGAGGCGAGCTTTTGCGTTGTAAGCCTGCGATACCAGTCTGGCAATCTCGTCGCCATGTCGCTGCGCCAGCCGTCTTTCATCAACATAAACCGGAGCGCTGCGCATCATAAGTCGGGTACGCTCGGTTTCACGGCGGATTCCGTCAATAACCAGTTTTATCCAGGCGTCGCGCGGAAGGTTGTCAATGGATCGCATGGTCGGGCCTTTCAGGGTATGCCATCCGCTTTCTTTACGAACCATCAGCCCGCAGCCCTCCGGGATATCAGACTTTTTCAGCATTCCCTCGGGAACGGCAAAGACTACCGCGCTGGCGTACGCAAAATATTTCGTGTATTTCCCGGCAGTGACATCGGCGCGGAAGTCGGAAACGCTGACCTTAATTTCGTACACGACAGGGCAAAATTTGCTGAATGAGCATGGGATCGCGTAAACATCCGGGCGCGCTGTACCGCTTGGCCCAAGCTGCATATCTTCCCAGACGATTCGCGCGGTATTCTGCCGCAAATGTTCAGCAAGATCGTGGGCTAACGCATCATGTTTCCAGTTCACGCTGCGTCTCCTTTGGTGAGTTCTCCAGCAGCTGACTTCAGCGCCTCAATCGCCAGAACCACGTCATCAACGCTGTCTGCCCTGGTAGCCTGGCGCATGGCCGTCTCCCACTCGATTTCGGCTCTGACAGCGGCGTCACGTTCCCGGCAAGCCGTACGCGTCGCTGCCAGCGCGCAGTCCAGCCGCCCCGCCAGTTCAGTCAGCAGTTGTGCCGTCTTCGGATTTTCGTACTTAGCGACCACGTAGGTGGCGCGAATTAACTGCTCATTCGTCATGTCTTTCATGCGCGGGCGCTCCCGAAAATTTTATGGATATGATAACCCTGCCAGTTCTGGCGGCAATCATCAGTGATTACGTTTACTGGCTCAGATGGTTTTTCCGGCTCCGCTGGCTTGATTTGAGATTTCCGCGCTGCGCGACGGGCGGCACAGTCAGCTTTACGCTTTGCCTTACGGCGCTCAGCCAGTGCTTCCACGTACGTCTCGTAATCCTGAAACGTCAGGAAATAACCCTGTTTACCCTGCTTGATAAACTCACCTCGTTTTACGGCTTGCTCGAGGAAGGAACGGGTAAGACAGGATGATTCATCGATGAGCGTTTTCACCTCACCAAAACTCAGGCGCTGGCGTTCGTGCAGTGCAGCCAGGACTGTGCTAAGCCGCTCCTGGTAAATTTGCTCAGGGGTACGGTAATCAGGTGCCAGTTTGTAAACGTATTTCCGCATGCGCCCGGAGCGAGCGACGGTACCGCTACGCAGCAGGCCACCCAGTAGCGTTGAGGTCCGGTTTGGTTCCATGCCGATAGCCGCAGAGATTTCGTGCAGGTTTCCTTCCCGGTTGGTCAGTAAGCAGATCACGTCGTTAACAAAATTCGTTGTCATGATTTCCTCACTTCACCACACGCAGGTGGCTGACGTTTTTACGGTAACTGGCCCAGTTGAAGTTCACCCAGATTCCGCCATCCATCTGCAGGCGGTCCATCACCCTCTCGCCCAGTACGGCGGTCAGCTGGGGGTGATTGAGGTTGGTCAGCACACCAACAGGTTTCAGGGCTGCCAGGCGGCGATCGATAATCTGGTTCAGGATGACGAACTCGCCGCGCGTCTCGCGCTGCACACCCACCTCATCGAGAACCAGCAGGTCCACGCGGCAAAGGTCATCCAGCAGGCCAGCTTCGGATTTACCTTCGTCGTAACACTCGCGTACGCGGGACATCAGGTCGGGGACCGTCACAATCAGCACCGTGGCGCCACGCCCGAGGAGATGATTTCCGATGGCCGCCGCCAGATGGTTTTTCCCGGTACCGCAGCCGCCGCTGAACACGAAACTGCCAAATCCGGTACCGAAGTTCTGGGCAAACCGCTTTGCCATCGTCAGCGCAAGTTGTTGCCCCTCACCGCTCACCTGGTAGTTTTTGAACGTGCAGCTGCGGTGCAAGTCCTGAATACCCGATCGCCCGAAAATACGGTCTGCACGCGCTTTCTGGTTGAGTTTCTCCACCTCAGCGCAATGCTTTCGGCCCTCTTCCTGCTGCCAGGCCATAAGTTCTTCAGCGCTGGTGAACTTGGGTTTGATGCCCGCCGGCATGAGTCGCTGCAGGCGTCCGATTAATTCGCTGCTGGTTTTCATGATCACCCCGTAAATCCGTCTGGAATCGTGTTATCAGGTTGCGGTATCGCGAATGCCGCAGCCTTCTGCCGCCCCGTGTTGCGCTTAACCTGTTCCCGCTGGCTTCGCAGACTCTGGGCAAAAGTCTGTTCCCACTGCTGGTGATGCTTAACGCGGCCTTCAACAGACCAGTAGTCCCGGAACTGCTGAAGTTCCTCCGGCGTGTAGCCCGGCGCTTCGCCGAGAACAATCCCCCACAGCGCGGCGCGGCGCTCAAACTCAGGGGCGGGTTTCCAGCCGGCAGTAATCGTGAATTTTCCCAGCGGAGGTTCGTACTCGGCCTCTGGGTTTTCTTCGTCCTGAATTTCTTCAGGCGCGCGATCCTCTCTCTCTTGTTTTATTCCTTTCCCTTCCCTTCCCTTCCCTTCCTTTCCGTCAGTGAGTCCTCCATGAGTATTCAGTGAGTCCTCAGTGAGTCCTTCATGAGCACACTGTGAATCAGCATGACTATCTGCGTTATTTTTCAGTGAATTATCACCAGATGCTGGTTTTTGCTCGTCGGGCTGGGGCGGTAACGGAATATTGGAATTACTTGGACGGTTAATTTTCTGGTGTTTCAGGAAACCAGGTATCTGCAAATAGTGACTACCATTCACTGAGTACTCAGTGAGTAGTCCGTGAGCGATCAGTTCCATAATTAACGGCTCGCAGTCGATAGTGTCCGCAGGAAAAACCTGCATCTTAATGCGCTTTGGTGAGCGCTCCAGACAGCCTTTGTCATCCGCAAAGTTGAACAGTCCGATAAAAAGCAGACGAGCCGAGATAGAACATTCGACAACTTTTTCGTCTGTCCAGAACTCCGGTTTGACTGTTCTGATGCGAGCCATTAACTACTCCCGTTATTTACTTGCTTAATTTGCCCAGGCATACTTACCTCGCAATTGCTGACGGTTATTGCATCCGAAGGCCGTTGCTGTTCCACCAGCACGGTCTTCACCCTTTCAGAACAGCCCACGCTGTTCGGTGCGCCTGAGGCGCTTTTCTTCAAACCTGTCGGCTGAGGTTGTTTGTTTCTCTGCCCACAATTTCGCGTGTCGTAAAACATCATCGAAAATTTTCCCCTTGCGGCTTGCCTGCGACATACGCCGGTATAAATCCACGGCCTGGGATGCCCCCCCCCTGAGCCACCGGCACCGGAAAACCCAGGCGGATAAGCTCTTCGCGGACGTGCTTCTCGATAAATTGCTCATGGTTCATAAGCAGCCCCGGTTACATGACGCCCAGCATCGACGTGACCATTGTCATTAGCGGTCCGACCTGCTCGGGCATCAGGCGAAACAACGACGCGATCCCCTCGCTCACCTCTTTCAGCTTCTGATGTTCAGGCGCTTTCATCAGCACGGCCTGTTTGGCTTCCGCGCACTCTTTCATCGCCGTCGCTACACGCGAAAGGATGTCTTCCTGTGGGATAAGCCGGGTGCGGAACTCGAGCGGGAGAACGTTAAGAATTGCCGGAGTTAACTCGCGAATATTTGCATGTGCGTAATCGGTATCACCGTCCAGCCAGCGAAAGAGCTTTTGACGCTGGCGGTTGATTTCGGTCGGGAACTCCAGCCCACCGCCGCTGAGTTGATATTCTTCAACAATCAGCCCGGCCACCACGTCCTGGTTATCGATTGCAGCCGCCCATGCACGAACAGCCGCACGAAGCTGCTGGTGAGTAAATTCCGGCTTCGCCTGAGAACGATTTATCATCGTTGCCGGAACTGTTCCGGTACTCTGTTGAAATTGAAGTGATTGCACTTTAGGCCTCCTGCCGTGGCAAACCATCAGTCGGGTTGGGATAAATATCAGGGCGAAGCTCATGCGGAGTTACGCCAGTCAATTCGAATATGGCCATAACTCTGTCCACTGGCACTACGCCGCTAGACCTTGTCCGCCAAAAGCTGATCGTCATCGGAGATACACCTAGTCCGCGCGCCAATGCTGATGCTGAGCCAGCTTTTGAAATAGCTTTTTGAAGGGAATCCATAAAACCTCCGTGAATGATTAACGGAGTAAATTAAACAACACGTTTAAAAGAACGTCAATTAATTTCAACGTGTAGTTTATTTCGATATTTAAACTATCTGTTTATAATGTTGATATGAAAGAAGAAACCATAAAAGATTCAGCGCTATCAGATCGGCTTACAAAGATCCTAAAAGCCAAAAAGATGTCCAAATCTGAACTGGCTCGTAAGGTTGGTGTATCGCCGCAGGCAGTTAATAACTGGTTCACTCGTGGAGAACTAGGGAGGGAGTCTGCTCAACGGATAGCAGATGCGCTTAAGGTTTCCATTGACTGGCTGCTTAACGGTGATCCAGACGACATCCTTACAATCGAACAAATAAGGCTGAACAGATTCAGGCACTATTTTAAGGCAGGCCTTCCAGAAACCGACAGCTTGACTGAAAGCCAGTTACTTCAAGACATTGAGAGCGGGAAGCAGACTATTACCGATAGCATTGCTCGGCGAATTGAAGCTGATTACTCCCTTCCCTATGGTGCGCTTGATTATGACCCTCTTTTTACTCCCTCTAACCCACTTGAGAGCCTGTCCGAGCAGGAAGTAGAACTTCTGCACCTGTTTAGACAGATGCCTAAATCGGCGCAAAGGGAAATGCTTGCTATGTTTAATAGCCGCGTCAGCGAGTATGCCGCCTTATTTGCAGAAATGCTCGAAACGAAAAAAAGCAAATAATATTCCCTAGCCTATTAGACCGGCCTCGAGCCGGTTTTTTTATACAACCAGTATTTTTTTAAACTTGTAGTTGAAAAGAATCTTGACCTTTATTTAAACCTGTTGTTTAATCAATCCATCAACAACGCGCTGCGTTGCTCCGATAAACGTTCCGCCAGCCTGGCGATAAGGGCAGAGGATGAGATGGTTGATCAACACTACGGCACGATGCACATCATTCGCCAGTGTGTGGTTCCGGGAATGATGGCAAAGCACGACGGGCACACCTGGAATGTGTCAGCGGTTCGCGGCAAATACGTTTACCTGCGCACCATGCGCGGCGCCATACGTATCAACGATTGTCTTGTGGAAGTTTTACTGAATGGCTGGGGGGATCCGATGATTCACGGTCAGGAAACTACCGGTGCGAAATGCGCCTACTGCAAAAGCCCTCTTCAGCCTGGCGACGAAGTAAAAAGCAACCTGCTTTTACTGCGCGGCAACATGCTTGCCCGCGAAGAGCGGCATTACTGCTCCAGGCAGTGCGCCGGGCACGATCAGATGGCTCACGAGCCATAAACGCAAAAACCCGCCGAAGCGGGCCTTACGTCCAGCGGAACCGACCAAAGCACGCTGGAAATCTGAAAAACCAAAACAACACCCAATGGGCGCTGTCAATGGCCCGGGGATCTTAACACCCAAAAATGAGGAACAGTATGGAATTCTTCAATCTGATAAAGGCCAGCCAGAAATCTAAAAAGCCAAACGGCATTTTCTGGTTCACCGCCAAAACCGAAGCACGCGCCAAGCTCCAGGCGCAGGTTATTCTCGAAGATGCTGAAATCGAAGTGGGTCGTGGCCATGATTACCAGCTTCCTGTCCTGACTAATTTCCCGGTGGTAAATGATCTGCCGGAAGAAGGCGTCGTCGACTTTACCTGGTGTGATCGTTACGAACTGCAGGAAGACGGGCGTACCTGGCTACCAAAAGCGAAACCGGCTGAATCCGTAAATATTCAGGACGAACGCGCGCAGCTTGCAGACGCTGCCGCTAAAGCCAGTACTCCAGCAGCTGACGCCCCTGCACTGCTCCGCCCGGTAGCACGACTGCGCCTGCCGCAGCGCCTGATTGCACACCTGCTTAACGGCACTGAAGAAAAAGAAATCAGTGAAGCTGTGCACGTACAGATCGGCGCAGCTGAGGCGGACGAAAGCAATATCTATATCCAGAATCTGCTGCAGGCCTGCCGGGAGGTACCAGGCATTGATGAACTGTCTGCACATGTTGAGTGGAAACTCATTCAGGCTGTAAAAGAATTATTCCCACTGGAGCAGAACCACGAAGTAAGCGCCATCAACGGATTTATTACAGCCTGGGTGGAAGCTGACCCGGGTGATCGCTCCCAGCTCGTTAAAGAGTGGGCTGACATCGTTCATGACTGGCCTGAAATTAATACTACCGCCGCCTCCGCAACTGACATTGTTCAGAAATTGCAGAATGCGGAAATTCCAGAGCTTATCACCGTGGCAACCCTGCCATTCCGCCAGCGTCTACTCGCTCAGTTTATCTCTGAAAGCGAATACGCCTACCACATACAGGCAGAGCAGAAAAATGCCCTTATCGCACTGGAAATGGACGTGGATAACTCGTACGTACAAAACCTGCTGCTGGCTGCTGAAAACACGCCTGCCCTTAAAGACGTCAGGGAATACGACCTATGGAAACTGACCGACGCGGTCAGGGAAGTGTTCCCGCAGGATAAAAAATTGCCTGAGCTTGGCGTAATGCTGCAGTTCCTGAAAGCCTGGAGCGAAACCGCGTATATCGACAAGGGGCTGCTTGTGAAGGAATGGGCCAAAGGAAATCGCATTTCCGCCATTCAGCGCACAGACACCGGCACGAATGCTGGCGGCGGCATCGCGACAGATCGTAGCCAGGATTATGCGCACACCCTGGATACGCTGGATATTGAAATTGCAGCCGCGACGCTGCCGATGGATTTCGATATTTACAACATGCCTGTATCCATTCACCGCCGCGCCAGAGAAATCATTGAGAAAAAAGAAAGCCCGTTCAGGGAATGGTCAGCAGCGCTGCGCAAAACAGCGGGCATCCTGGACTATTCGCGCGCTGCCATTTTCGCCTTGATCCGTGGTGCCGCCGAAAACGTCCATCATTTCCCGGTCAGCCTGCAAACCTACATCAGCGCAAACCTGAAAGAACACCAGCATGCCAAGCCAGATGCTGCAACTGTGGAGGCTGCGCAATTTAGCCGTGAAACCCTGGATAAACAACTGGCCGCTGACCGAGGCGAATATGTTGAGGGTATCAGCGACCCGGCGGATCCGAAATGGGATAAAACGCCGCGTAAATCCTTCTGTACTCACGAAGAGAACTTACAGCGCGTCCGGGAAGAAGGGGCGCGTCGCCGGGCTGAAGAAGCGGCAGCACAGCCTAAGGTCGAAAACCTCGGCGCTGGAGTGTTCTCTATCGAAGGGCTGACCGGTAACACCCCGATTAATCCGGACAACGGCCCGGTAACGGGCGACGCCACTTATCAGGAAATGGCCGAAGGCCTGCGCGAAGAACTGGAGATTACAGAAGATGTGCAGATGGAAACGGCTGTCAGTAACGAAATCCCGGCTGGTACACCGGTTTCAGCAGGCGAAGGCGCTGATGCAGATCATCCGCAGGCAGATGCCGTAGCGCCGTCAGAAATTTTCGCGGCCGCAGCGCCGAGCCTGGCGAATCATGACCAGGCGAATGTGAAACAAAAACCGGAAAATGCGCATCAGAATGACGATTCTGCGTATCAAAACACCCAAAAAGTGAATCAGATCGAGCCAGAAGAGGATCAGGAGCCACCAGCGCCAGAATACCCGGCTTTCTTCGAGCCAGGCCGTTATGAAGGGTTACCGAACAACGTTTACCACGCCGCGAACGGTATCAGCTCCACCATGGTGAAAGATGCCCGCGTATCGCTGATGTATTTCAATGCGCGCCACGTTGAAAAGACCATTTCCCGCGAACAGTCCAAAGTGCTGGATATGGGTAACCTGGTGCATGCGCTTGCACTGCAACCGGAGAACCTGCACACAGAATTCAGTATTGAACCTGAAATCCCGGAAGGTGCATTCACCACCACGGCGACCCTGCGCGCCTTTATCGACGAATACAACAATGGGCTGCCAGTGCTGCTCAGCGCAGACGATATCAAACGATTCATTGAAGAATACAACGCCACCCTGCCTGCGCCGGTGCCTTTGGGGGATGACGTCGCGCAAACTGGTGAAAGTTACATGAGCCTCCCGGCTGAATACCAGCGCGTGGAAGAAGGCCAGAAAGTAACAGCGGCAAAAATGAAAGCCTGTATCAAAGAATACAACGCCACCCTGCCCGCGCCGGTGAAAACCAGCGGCAGCCGTGATGCGTTGCTCGAACAACTGGCGATCATTAATCCTGACCTGGTGGCGCAGGAAGCACAGAAGCCGCAGCCGCTTAAAGTATCCGGTACCAAAGCCGACCTGATTCAGGCCGTGAAGGCTGTTAACCCTGACGCCGTGTTCGCCGACGAACTGCTGGACGCATGGAGAGAGAACCCGGAAGGCAAAGTGCTGGTCACCCGCCAGCAACTGAGCACCGCGCTGGCCATCCAGAAAGCGCTGCTGAACCACCCGACCGCCGGCAAGCTGCTTACCCACCCGAGCCGTGCTGTTGAGGTGAGCTATTTCGGTATCGACGAAGAGACCGGCCTGGAAATCCGCGTGCGCCCGGACCTGGAAATCGACATCGACGGCGTGCGGGTCGGCGCTGACCTGAAAACCATCAGCATGTGGAACGTAAAGCAGTCCGGCCTGCGCGCCCGCCTGCACCGTGAAATCATCGACCGCGATTATCACCTGAGCGCGGCCATGTATATGCAGGCCGCTGCCCTGGACCAATTCTTCTGGATTTTCGTCAACAAAGACGAGGGCTACCACTGGATCGCTATCGTCGAAGCCAGCGAAGAGCTGATTGAGCTGGGCATACTGGAGTATCGCCAGACCATGAACCGCATCGCAAACGCGTTCGACACTGGCGAGTGGCCTGCGCCGATCACCGAAGACTACACCGACGAACTGAACGACTTCGACCTGCGCCGCCTTGAAGCGCTGCGCACTCAGGCATAAGGGGAATGACGATGGAAAACATGAATATCGTGAACGCTGAGCAACAGACACCAAACACCATTTCAGCGAGCAATGCCATTTTCAATGTGCAGGCGTTAACCCAGCTGCAGGCCGTTGCCGGTTTGATGGCGCAGGCCGCCGTTACGGTTCCTGAACATCTTCGCGGTAACCCAGCCGACTGCATGGCCATCATCATGCAGGCAATGCAATGGGGCATGAACCCTTACGCCGTTGCACAGAAAACGCACCTGGTAAACGGCGTGCTGGGCTACGAAGCACAGCTGGTAAACGCGGTGATCTCGAGCTCCAACGCAATCGTGGGACGCTTTCACTATGAGTACGAGGGTGACTGGTCGAAATGCGCCAGCAGCCGTGAGGAGGTCGTTAAGAAGCCGGCGAAAGGCGGCGGGACATACGACAAAAAAGAAATGGTACGCGGCTGGTCCAGCGCCGACGAACAGGGCCTGTCGGTTCGCGTGGGTGCGGTCATCCGCGGCGAGAGTGAAATCACCTGGGGGGAACCGGTCTTCCTTTCCAGCGTGATTACCCGCAATTCGCCGCTGTGGATATCAAACCCGAAACAGCAGATCGCTTACCTGGCACTGAAGTACTGGGCGCGTCTCTACTGCCCAGCGGTTGTTCTCGGCGTGTATACGCCTGATGAGGTGGAGCAGCGCACCGAGAAAGAGATAAACCCGGCGCCAGCGCGGGTAAGTCTGGCTGAAATCTCAGGTGACAACGTAACAAACACCACCAGCGCGCGGGAATCCACGGTTAACGTCGACGCCATTGCAGACAAATTCCGGGACCGCATTGAAGCAGCCGAAGACGTCGATAGCGCTAAAGCGGTACGTGTGGATATCGAAGCAGCGAAAGCCACACTGGGAACCGCCCTGTTTACTGAACTGAAAAACAAAGCCGTGAAGCGCTACTACCTGGTGGATGCGCGCAACAAAGTCGAAGCGGCGATCAACTCCCTGCCACAGCCGGATGAACCGGATGCAGATCAGCGATTCCAGGCCGTTGAGAAAACACTTGCGACGGCAAAGCGCCACCTGGGCGATGAGCTGTACGAGAAGTTCAGCATCACGCTGCTGGATATGAAACCTGAGTATGTCGGCTAAGGGAGGCGGGAGGGTTCGTCCTCCCGGTTAACGATGAGACTAATTAACAGAGGCAGCAAACAATCTCCCGTGGCCCGACAGGCTTGCGCCGCAGCGCTCCAGGAGCATTACGAGCGTTTCGGAGATTACGGTATAACCGGCAAAAGCATGGACTACATGATCCGGGTAGACGGGACCAAACTTCGCGTCGAGATCAGGAACTGTCAGCACAGCTACATCGCGACACCGATGGATAAACCTCGCCGCTTGCGGGCTCTGGCCAGCCCAGTGATGGGACTCAGGGGAAAATCATGACCTGTAATTTTAAAGAAGTACCGAAAGCGCAGTGGCCGCAAAAGCTTCACGACCCGAAACGCACCCATGTATGGGCCAACTCGTATTTTCTGGTGCAGGAATTCAGGGAAGAGGAAGGCGTTATCCGCCTGACCGTTAACATAACTGGCATGGGGATGAACGGGCGCTGGAAGGATGGCATCACCTGGGATGCATTGCAGGAAATCAAAAACGCAGTGGGCTACGCGGACCGGGATGCGGTCGAGATTTACCCGGCTGAACGTGACGTGGTGAACGTGGCGAATATGCGCCACCTGTGGATTTTGCCGGATGCCATCCCATTCGCCTGGCGCCGTGGTCACTGAAATCGAATATCAACGGCCCCGGCTGGGGCCAGTGGAGAGCATCAATGGAAAAATTATTAAGCGTAAAGGCTGTATGCGACGTTCTCAGCATGTCTCGCGCCACGCTTTACCGAAAGGTGAGTTGCGGGGAACTACCGCGCCCTCTGAAGGATGGGCCGCGTTCAAAGTGGCCTGAATCGTCTATCGTGCCATACATCGAGCGAATCAAGAGCCAGAGCCAGGCATAAAACCTCGAAGCCAGGACTCGTAGGCGAGCATCATCTCTCGCCGTTCTGGCAGATACTCGGCGTGGTTATAGGCGGCAACGACACGGTTAGCTTCGGCATGCGCCAGTTGCTTTTCTATAACCTCACGCCGGAATCCCATTTCGTATAGCGTGGTTGACGCGGTGGCACGGAAATCATGACTTGTAATGTGCTTCGCTGCAAACCCCAGGTAAACGATAGCTCGGTTAATGGTGCTGTCGGCCAGTGGCGCACGGGGATTCTTCACACCGGGAAGGATAAGCGGATTATCTCCGGCCAGCGCTTTCGCCCTCTCCAGTAGAGATCGGGTGTAAGGAGTCAGCGGAACTGAGTGTGGGCGGCTCATCTTCATTCGCTCAGCCGGGATCACCCACAGATTCTGGTCCCAGTCTATTTCTGTCCACACCGCCCCGCGCAGCTCCCCCTGGCGCACAAAAAAGAATGGTAACAACTGTAAACATAATTTCGTCTGTGTGTGGCCGGTGTAACTTTCCGCTGCAGCAAAATATTTGCGCAGCTCGTCACCAGTCAGGCAACGGGAATTTTCAGTTTTCGGCGGAATAATTGCTCCTTTCAGGGCGGCGGCCGGATCAGAGTCGGCGCGAAGCGTGGCAACCGCATAACAAAAAATTGCCGAGCACCATTGCCGCACTTTTAACGCGGAAGACGTCGATCCGCGGCTCTCCATCTTTTTTAACACCGCAAGAATTTCATGCGCAGTGATATCGCGGATTGGTTTGTTACCGAATGCCGGATAGCAGTTTATCGCTAGAAAGTTTTCTACCTGCTCACAGGTTCCTTTCGTCCAGGTAGGACGCTTCTTCTCAATCCACTCTTTAGCCACAAGTTCGAACGTATTGGCCGATTCGATTTCGGCGCGCTGGCGTTGCTGTTTTTTAACGTCTGTGGGGTTAAGTCCGCGCTTAACCTGCTCGCGGGCCCATTCGCGCTCGCGGCGCGCATCGGAAAGGGAAACGGAAGGATATTCGCCGATAGTATATCGACCATCTTTGGTGGGAGTGAGCCAGTACCGGTAGCGCCAGTATTTCGCGCCGGTGGGTCTGACTTCGAGGTAAAGCCCCTGACCATCCTGTAATGTGTAGGGCTTATCCTGTGGGCGGGCGTTTTTAACGCGGGTGTCTGTGAGTGGCAT